CAATTCAGATTGAGTGTTAAAGTTGAATCATCTTTGTTAACTATTCTTATTTGGTGTCCTGTGGGTGTTGAGTTATCCCAATAACGTTCATAGTTATTTAAGTTAATGACTTGATGTTTTTTCTTTTTTGATTTTTTCTTGACTGAATCAAACATACCCGAGTTGGGTGTGTTGTTTGCGATATCATCTAAAAATTTGGAATCTTTAGGACTTGCGTTAAAGTCATACGTAGCAGGATAGATACCTGCGTCTTCTTCTTGCGCTATTTTTTGTGCAAAGGTCTCCATAATATTTTTGTTCATACATAATCTCCTATAATACTATTTATAACGCCACGCCCACCCTCTCAAACTTGCAAGATTCTAAAAAAATTTCAGACTTGACATTACCAGCCAAACCTGATAAACTCTTATAAATATAACTTTAGAATGGAAGTGCCTTCTAAAAACAAAATCATCATAGAATCAAGCCATCATAGTCACACCTTTGCTGACGTAGACTTTATCGTCTATTGTCAAAAGGCATTATACTCACGTCAACCATTTCGTGTAAGAATTGTAGATTGGGAACCAGAATATTGCATTGCCTATATTAAAACATTAAGACAACACGATAGATGGAAACCACTCACTATAACTTATACACGTAGAGGTCACTATATCTATTTGTGGAATAAGAGTTATGTAAAAGGAAAGAGATATTGAAAAGAATTTGCCGTTTTGGTCTTTAAGCACTCAAAGCATTCTTGCAGACACTACACGTCTATATATGCTTTATAAGTTTCCAAGAATAATAGCCATTGTAATGAATAATAACATTAATAAGTAAACACTAATCATCCCAAGGAAAAACCTCATCTAATTTATTTCTTGCACGTAGGACTACTTTACGTCCTGGCTTTGTATATTCAATTGCTTTAACTTGTTCTTTGGGTTCGCCTTCCCATTCAAATCTGTAATCCTCATTTTCTGGTATCCAAGTCGGTGCAGGTGTTTCATATGCCTCTTGTGGAAGTTTAGTCCAGATAGAATCAAAGAGTTCTTGCTCGGACATCATACCCATTTGATTGTACACTTTACCGTGCATTTCTTTGGACATCAACCGAAGTTTCTCTTTATTGTATTCTATCTTACGTTGAAAGTCCCAGTACTCTTTTAAGTCGGCGTATGATTCTTTTGTAATGGACATATAGTAGGTATTTATGATCCTGGCGAATTTCCTAGCTGGCCGGAAAAAAAGGGCAATCGTTATATCTAGGGATGTTAAAGTCCAATATAGACTAAAGTTTTTCTTTTTTAAACAAATGCCTTTTCTCTGGCCTCGTTTTTGAGATTTCTTTTTAGAATTTTTTGAGTATGATATATGTTCTATTGACCTGGCATACTGCCTGGGTTCAAGTCAATTGTAGACCCTTTGTGTACGACAGCGCCTGTGGTACTTGATGTCTTCGTGCCTTCAATGATTTCTGATTTATAGCCTTCTATGACACTAGAGTAGTTTCCTTTTACTTTCAAATTATAATCTCCTCCACTATTGACATTGATGTTGCCGTCTACGGTGACCAAGTTGATATTGCCTTTATCTACTTGTATGTTAACGTTTGCATTGGCGCCTATTTGTATATCGTAATTGTTATTTGGGTGGGCATTCTTATTAATAAAAATCTTGTGGCGACCATCTATGGTAATGTCACTATTGCCTGTGATGGCGTGACATTGTTTGCCTGATGTGATTTCATATTTGTCGGCTTTGTTGATGTAGATGATATGGCCGTCGTTGTCTATTTCATAAGAGGTGCCTGTCTTATGGCTTAGAAAAATTCTTTCTGCGCCAGGCGTATCATCTATTTCAAAAATATGTCCCTTCTCACTTTCGTAAACTTTGTTAAAAGGATATTGTGCGTTATAGGTAATGGCAGGTTGATCCCAAGTTGTGCCATCACTTGCTTTTATTTCGCCGCCATCTGCATTCGTTGTTGCGTTAAAATCTGCTGTCGGTATGCCAGTTGCGACATTCATTCTTGCCGTTAATGCAGGATGCGTATTATCATTGGTCGCCAATCGATTCACATCACTCTCACCCACATACAAAGGATATTCACCAGAAGGATCAGCAAAACCTTTTGAAGTATCAGCCGACTGAACAGGTCGCCCAGGTATAGAACCAAGTACAACTGGCTCTTGGCAATCTGTGCCATCTCTAAAGTAACCGAAGACCCAACTGCCTTGTAATAAAAAACTTGGACTAGAACCTAAACCTGAAATGCCTGGCGATGTAACAGGCAGTACAACTTGCGCCCAAGGCAAGTCGGCAGTTGGCAAAACTTCTTTGTCGTGTGTGTGTATGCCTATGCAACGTACTCGCACTCGTCCTATCTTGTAAGGGTCAAGTCTATCTTCAACAACTCCGTTAAACCAAATGAAGTCATTGAATCCTAAAAATGTTGAGTTAGCCATTTAGTTTTTTCCCATATTGTTTTTCTTTTAATGCGTAGCACTTACGCAATTTAATATTATTTAGTTATCCTTTACGCAACCTTTACGCAGGCGAGTGTGTAAACTGCGTAAAGAAAATAGTTTACGCAGGCGAGTTTGCGTACCAGCGACCACCTTTACGCACTCTTGCGTAAAAGGTATTATTGTACCTAATATGTCATTTTGAAACATATTGAATACAGCGGAGTGGCTGTGTGGCTTCGCAAACAGCCTAGATGTCTGGCGACCTTGCTGTGGTATGCTCAGATGACCTGCACTATACACGATACCGCTCACATTGTCAATCCCAAATGCTTCAAGTTGTTCATAGTTTGTTCTTATATGCTGTGTCATAATGCTGTCGTATTCTCTAAAGAGACCTGCTGTAATGGTAGTCTTACACGTCTTGCGTAGCAATACCCAAAATTTTGCGAATCTCCGAGGGTCTTTCAGTTGTTCCCCTTTTACTATAATCCAAATTTACTAGATATACCTGCCTTCTGTATTATTTGTTCATCCAAATCATAAGCATTATGTGATTGTCCTTGTGCCACGTGTGTCCACTCATTATGTTCTTCTGGATATGCCGTTTCAGGATTATCTTTAAATGCTTTAACTAGGATCAAATATTCTGTTGGGTCTCTTTTAACAATATGTTTTAAATCATAAATTAAATAACGACCTGACCAATAAGGAGATAGTTTTTGTTTTTGATTATGCCCTAGAGGTTTAATTAAAGGTACATCAAATGTAATAATATCTCCTACCTGTAAATGAGATAAACCAAGAGCAACAAATGTTAAAGTACCATTAAATAATAATCGTCTTTGTGATATTGCCTTTTGTAGTGTAAATTTAGCACTCGCATTATACGAGTCATTATGTATATTGCTTGTATGAGATTTTAACATCACCCTTGAATCAAATTCTTCACTTAAATATTTACCTGTGTCCTCAAATTTAGCACTAGGTAGTGGTATCTTACTATTACCTTCTTCACTTCTTTCAGTATGAAAATGATTTTCCCAATCTTTAGCATAATCATATTCAGATGTGGTCACCGTTTTATTAAACATATCGTGTTCAATTAATTTACTTGCATAAGCGCCTGTTGATAAACTATTTACCATATCAACTGGTTTGTTAATTGACCAACTTCTTACACCTTTTAAATCTGTTGAAACATCCCTACCACCACTATGATGACGTATAGGTTGGACTTGAAGACGGTAACGCCATCTTGATGGTCGTCTACCAGCACCTGACATTGCTAATAATGATTCAAGACTTCTAAAATGATAGCCTTCATTGTTTTCATAAAATAGGTAATTTGCATTTTGATATCGTTCAGCTATTGCCCTTTGTTGCAACATATTAATAGCTTGAAATGGAGTAGTATTTGGTATTACTATTTTAGTAGGATGTACTGTAGGTTCTATGTATAAATCTTTTCTACTGTTAAGATATTTTTTATTCTTAAATATATCTTCAACAGCTAATTCAACTGCTCCATCATATGCCTTACTAACTTTACGTATTTGATTAAACATAACTTCTCTTGAACAAAAATAAATATCATACGCTTGAATATTCTTACCTGCTTTAATATCAGGTGCTACATTTTCAATTCTAGTTATGTGAAATGGGTGACCATTATCATTGCCTGCAACACCACGTGGACCCTCCAACCCTGGTGTATGAAATGATAAATTTAATTTTTCTAAACCTGTAATTGGTAATATTGTACGTATATCGTTTGCGTCCAATACTTGTATCCTACCATACATTGAATGGTTAAAAAGGTTTTGGTCTAATTCTATTTTACCTATAATGCCTGTAATGTTCATCCTGTATGGCACATTGCCAACACCTGGACCACCACCTGTTATTCTATAAGATATAATTTCAGCGTTATCTATAACGTATTCACCCGCTCTTGTTAATTTCTCTGGATTACTTGCCATATCATTGTCTTATCAAATTTTTAAATTCTTCTACGAATAAACCAAGATATTTTGGTTCAAGGACTTTAATTTGTCTTTTCTTGTCTAATAATCTTCGTTCATATTCAGCATTAGTTACTGCGCCTGCGCCTGCGTCTGTTGAATTGCACTCTATCATATGAGAATAATCTTCAGGTCCACCACCTATTTGAGGTCCACTTGATTGTAATTTTTCATAATGGTGTACTGCTTCAGGTTCATCATATTTGTCTTTTAAAAAACTTTCAAATTGTATATTTGACAACGGCCAATCGTAATAAACATTTTCAATATTGTTTATCATACATACAACCCAAAAATAATCTGTATCACCATACAATTTAAATGCCACGTGTTCTGGTCTTTCTCCATCATCAACATCATATACTTCTAATAGAGTTAAATTATCTTTTATTTTACTTTTTATTTTAACTCTACGAAATATATCAGGCACTAATTTGTAATGTCCATTACCTTTAATGTCATATATCATCTTCGGAAACTGTGAAAAATATGCTTCAGCCATTAAAATCCTTTCAATATTTTCTGTTTCGTCATAAATTCTAATTCAACAAATGTTAAATCAATAGTATATGTAACTGGTGCGTGGTCGTGAAACGTTTTAAAATTACCACCTTCGGGTGCATAACTTACATCACATTTCTTTAAAGCACATCTTGATATTTTATGTAGCTTCTCATTGATTCCACCTACATCATCCTCTCCAGCTCTTGGAGGATCATTTTTTAAATAATGTATTTCAAATTCTGACGGATACAAAAACATACGTCCCTTCCACTCATCTTCCTCTTTCCAAGGGTGCATATGATACTTAAACAATGTAATTATATTTTGTACTCTTTCAGTTTCATCATTATTTCTAGGAAAGAATTTAAATTGATATGAGAATTCTCTAAAATTAGGATGTTCAAATACTTGTTCTCTATGGTTATTAACCGCCATTCCCATATTCTTACCTAATATTTTAACCCAATCACCTACCCCAGCACCTGCACCTAAACTTCCAAGTAATTCCTGCAAATTTTTAATAGCAATACCAGTTCCGTGTCCTAACATACTTTGAATTAAATCTCCACCAGTTTCTTCAGAATCTTTTATATCTAACCAAAGTTTAGATACATCTCCTGCTAACATTGCTTCTTCTGTACCCCATTCCACACCATAACTAACTTTAATATCAGGTGGCATATATAATGCAATTGCACTAGTCACCATATCGTTAGGTTTATAGCCAGCTGATACAGAATTAAAGTCTTCATAGTCAGTTGAAATTTTAGGTATAGTAATTCCTTTTAATTTATATTGGTCTCTCATTAAATCCATATCACCACCTGTACCACTTTCCTCAATATTTTGCCTTCTCAAAATATCTGTTTGGGATGCTTTCGGCATACCCATACCTTTTGACAATTGTAAATCAGCAGCAAGTTCTTTGCCTTTATGAAGATTGGAATTAATTGTAAAGAATAGTATCCAATTACCTAATTCATTGCCTGTTAAATCTGCTGGATATTGTACGTGTTGGAATCCTAAAGGATCAGTTTTTTTGTAATTTGAGTATCTATCTTTCTCTTTTTCAAATGGAGATTTCTTCATTAATGCCTGTATCTCAGCGGCATTTGAGCTAGTTTTTACATTTTGACTGCCCCAACTGTTAATAAGTGATAAAGGATTCATTGGATTATTCATTGCCTTGTTAACCACAAAACTCTTAACACCTTTTACTGCGTTATTAATAAATCTCTTTATATTGACATTGTTTCCCATTTTGATCCTTGTTATAAATACTTCTAATATTTATATGATTTATAGGTAATATATGAGAAAGAGTTACAAAGGAATTTACAGACCAACGTACCCTAGAAAGTATGTAGGCAACCCTAATATGATAGTGTATAGGTCACTATTAGAGCGTAGGTTTATGCACTATTGCGACCAAAATCCTGATATATTAGTTTGGGCAAGTGAAGAATTGCCTGTAAGATACTACAATCCATTAGACAAGAAATTTCATAGATACTTTCCAGACTTCATCATTAAAACAACAAAGAATAAAAAGTATATGATTGAAATTAAACCATCAAGACAAATAGTAAAACCTAAACCACCTAAAAAGAAAACTAAATCTTATATGCGTGAGTCATATGAGTATATCAAAAATAAAGCAAAATGGCAAGCAGCCAAAGCATATTGTGTAAATAATAATATGGAGTTTAAGTTACTTACTGAAAAGAATTTAGGTTTTAAATACTAAATGATGTGCCACATCCACAAGAGGATTTGGCTTTAGGGTTGTTGAATACAAAATTAGAACCAAATAAATCATTTTTATAATCTAATTGCATACCTAATAAATACAATTCAAATTGTTTATCTACTAATAATATATTATCTACAAGAATATCCTCTGGTTTAGATTCATTTTCAAACGACCAATCATACCCAAACCCAGCACAACCACCACCCTTTACAGATAATCTAACAAATACTTTTCTATTTGTTTGTGTTAATTCTGTTAATCTATTTTTTGCGTTTTCTAGTATTGTTATCATCTGTATTAAATCTTAACAAAGTCAACGTCTAATTTAGAATAATCAACCATTAAATATCCATTATTATCAAAAAAAGATGCCCAAGGAACCTCTTGCGCCATCACACCTTTATATCTACCTTCTTTATCTTTATACTTAAATGAATATATGTTTATATCAGATGGAGATTTTCCTTCAAACTTAATATTTTCTTTCAATTTAATATCACTTGAAGCACCGTACCAATTCAAGTTGTACATAGCAGATTGTTTTTCTTCTTCTGTACCTAAAGAATTATACCCACGATTTGAAGTAATTCCAACACTTGTTCTATCAGCTTTTATACTTGTTTTTTTGTTATCTATAAAATTTGGGAATGGGACTACTTTTTCTGGATCTTTCTTCAACTGCGACCTATTAACAATTTTATTTAAGTCTATTCTATGAGATGTATCAAGACTCATCAAATGCTCCAACATTCCAACCGTATTCATTACAGCGGCAAGGTTCATATCAACATTACGTCCTGAATTCTGACTCAAATATGCGTCAGCAATTTTTTGTTTAAGTTCAAAATATCGTTTTTCCTCATCTGGTGATATACCTTCACCTTCAAGACCAGACATACGGTCATCTGATTCATATTTCTCTTTAAGTGCTAAATATTCTGGATCATTTTCAAGTGACTGTATATGTTCGGCTCTTGCTCTTTGTTCAGGTTCTAATAATCTCATATATTTTTCAAAAAGGTTTGACTTTTTACCAAACGTACCTTGAGAAGTTGCGTCAGAAACTTGATGTACATATGAAGGAACATCCATACCTTTACTTGTTAACAAGTCTATTCTTCTTTCTGCGCCTTCTTGCATTTTTTCTTCAAGGTTTGCCATTTTCATCATTACTGCGTTTTCATCTTCTCCAAATGCGCCAGTTTTAGCTATATTCAATACTTCTATTTTTAAATCGTTTACATCATCTACTCTATGTTTATCTTTTAATAAATTATCTATTCCCTTTTCTGAAAGCTTGGCATACATATCAATTATTTCCATTACATTATCTTTTATTTCTGGTGTTTTAAATTCACCATCTTTGACACCTTTTTTTGCTGCCTTTAATGCCATTATATTTTGTTGTACCATATTTAAATTTTTATCATCCATAAGTGCCGCTAACCATAAAGCGTGTTTAGCAATTGCATTTTGTCTATCATTTGCTAATCTTGTTTCAAAATCCTTTTGCGTCATTTCTGTAGTTTCTTTCAATGAATCCAACATTGTGTTTTGTATTTTATCAACTTTATTAGCAAGATAACTAACACCTACTCCTAATGCAATTGCTAATGAACTAGCAATGACAAGTGGCCAAACTGAAATTAAACCAAAAAGAGTGGCGCCTCCCTTCATCCCTAAACCAAATCTCAAAAACAATGCAAGAGCGGGACCTGTTAATGCTGCCGATCCCCAATCAAATCCTGTGACCTCTTCTGCCGCTTTTTTACCTGTCAACCAACTTGCTATGGATGCTATACCAAAAGCAGAAATCACAGGCAATGCTACTAACAATGCCGTTTTAAGTTTAAACATTGCTAACATAGCAGCAGCAGTAGGTAATGTTGTTTTTATTGCGTCAACAGCAGAAGGACTTGATATATCAAGAAGAGAAATTATAGCTTTTCCTGCCATTGCACCAAGCAATGCCCAAAGACCTCCTCTAAATATTGCACCTGTAAATGCTTTTAAACCACCTATTGTAAGCAACGTTGTTCCTACAGTTGCCATCATATTTCTCAAACCAAAATTCTGTTTTTCTTCAACAACTTTTTCTAACCCACCAGCACCTTTTTTCTTTTTCTTCTGTGCTTCAAGAGCAAGTTCTTTTGCTTCTTCTCTTTTTCTACGGTCTGCGTCTTTTTCTAAATCTAATGTTGACTTTAATACTTCCCAAATTAAAGCTAGTTTCTCACCAGTTTTAAAGTTTAACTCTTTAATTTTATTTAATACATCAACAGTAGGATTAGCTCTTTTAACAGTATCAGCTGCCATCGCTTTAGTTCCAAGCAATGTTGCGCCTACTTTATTCTGTATATTATTTGCTACTAACTCTACTTTGTCAGCAACTACTACCGATTCTGCCATTGATTATCCTATTAGATACTATCCATTATTGCTTTAACAAAGTCAGCATTTGCTTTCTTTGTTTTATCACAAATAGTTCCTGCTGTATTAACAGTTTCACTACAAAGTTCTTTTGAAACTTCAATACACCATCTTTTTATTTCTTTTAACATTATTCGTCCTTTTTATGTTTGCCTAGTATCTCTACTATTTCCCAAGTACCATCATTATAATGATGTACTCTTGCGTCCACTAAATCACACATAAATGCTAATGATTCACCATCTATCTTGTAAGTAATACCATTTATTTCTACACTATCTGTTTCTTCAGATTTGTTTCTCCACTTTTTCTCTACTTCTCTTTTAGTCTTTAAGCAATCGGACATACTATTTGCACCTTTATGGTCAATTAATGAACCATCTGCAAATACACATACTGCAAATACTACTTCTGGTTTTTGTGCGTCAGCTTCTACTGGACAAACTTGGTGTCCATCATCTCCGCAACCTGTACAATCTGCATTGGCTCTTGTACTATGCAATACTACACCAAATACTATTGCAATCAAAAACAAACCTGCTAAAATCTTTAATAACATTTTAGTGTCGCCGTTTCTAAATCCTATCATATCGTATAATTTTTTAAACATAGTTCTCCCTATCTAATTGGTGGTACGTACATTACGCCACCATTTTTCCAAAGATTATTTAATCCTCGTTCTAATGCAAGTGGAGTATTAGGTCCTACATTTCTCTCAAATGATTCCCCATAGTTTCCTACTTGTTTGATAATATTATAACCAAATTTCATACCCAATCCTAACATAGGACCGATATAACCTTCAACACCTAGTATTCTTTTAACTTCTTTATTCTTTGAAGTTAACATTAAATCAACATTGTACATTGTAATACCTGCCTCTTCAGCATTTATCATAATAAAATGTGTCCATCTACTACATCTTCCCACTCTTGGTCGCCTTGTCTTACAAGTGGACCTAAAGGTTCTTTAGATATAATTTCTGGTAATACTATCCATTTACTTGGGTCTTCTGCACCTGCTCTAGCGGATGCTAAACCAGAAGCGTCTGTTGTGAATACATCACAATCACCAGCAAATAGTTTTGCCTTTGCGTCTTTATTACCTTCAACATATACTGGCATATATGCCATATTTTGTTCTGCAAAATAATCATTTAGATTTAATTCACTTGTAGTTTCTTTTGTAATACATACAAACGCACCATCTAATTCTGTTGCACTCTTAATATCTAAATCAGTAGGTATCAAGAATCCTTGTCCATCATAATAGTTAACACCTGCAAACTCAAACATTAAATTAACATCACGGCTAATTGTCCAAGTTGTGTTTCTTGCAAGTACATCAATATTGCCAGACGCCAATGTTGGAAATCTTTGACTAGCATTTAATCCTACAAATTCTACTTTACTTGAGTCACCAAATATACCAGCGGCAACTGCCTTACAGAAATCTACATCTAAACCACTCCAGTTTCCGTTCTCATCTTGAGCAGAAAATCCTGGTAGACCTGCATTAACTCCACAAATAACATAACCTCTTTCTTGTACGGTTTTTAAGAGACCGACTTCTTGTTCTATTTTAATACTCTTTGTTGTATTACAACCAACTAAAAATAGAGCAACTAATAAACTCATTAATATTTTTTTCATATCATATATCCTATTGCGTTAATACTTTAGTCTTTTTTTCTTTTTTCTTTTCTGTTAAAGACTTCGCCGTACCACCTAGTTTTAAACTACCAGATTGGTCAGGCATTTTGTTTTTTATACTGACAATGTTGCCATCTTTATCTATTTCTGCCATAGATGGACCACAAATAACTCTACGACCATCTCTCAACTTCTCAATTTTTCTTTTGTCTTTAAGGCAATCCATCAGTCCATCATACTTAACAAATTCGCTTGAAGTATTGGTCACAATAAACATTGTGATGATGGTAACTAGTGTTGTTGCGTCCATATCTTACTCTCCTGTGTTTCCGTTTTTGACACTTCTTATTTTGTCCTTTAATTTCTCTACGTCTGCTAAAACCTTTTCCATATCTTTCTGCAATCTCTCAATGTTAACTGCATTGTTCATCATATTTTGTAAATCTTTTTGGATTGTTTCTAACTGTCCACTCAAAAATTCAATCAACATAAATTGCTCGGAATCAGCAGGTGGTGAACCTAAATCACCTCTCGGCCATTTGATTCTAAATTCGTTATTCTTCTCTATATCACCAGAAAGTCTTTCACTTGCTTGGTTTAAATCTTTTTCTAATAGTGTTGTATTAGTTTCCAATTTATTCAATCGCTCAATCACACCAAAATATGCCCACACGCCAACGGCTACGGCACCGATTATAGCAATTAAGTTCTTCATAGGCATACTTACTGCCGTTTGGTCTGATATATCTAATCTATTTTTTGCCATAACTATTTCTTTTTAGGTAACTTCGCACCTGGTTTGCCAACATATAATCCAAAGAAGGCAGCACCAGCACCAACTATAGTTGATATGTACATTGCTTGTGAATTGGTTGGGTCTGGTAATGTCATAAACCAAGTTACTGATTTATAGAAGGCATAGATGTATGCCAACATTACTAATCTAGGTATGACCCTAAACTTGTCTAATAGACCTGCTGTCTTATTATACCAAGTAGCAGCGTCTTCTCCTTCATCAGGAACAAGGTCACTTTTCTTTAGTTCATACTCTTCGGTTGTCTTTTTTACTTTTATTAAATCGTCTGCCATTTTTATCCTTTTTGTCCTGCATTTCTTAATCTAATTCTATCGTTCTCTTCTTTGATATAATTAGATAACAAATTCACATATATTTCCCTCTCCCAAGGCACCATATTCTCCAATTCAG